CTATCAGACTTTGAGCGCCTAGATTTCTAGTTGCATCAGCACTTGTTGCCAAGGCAGTACTCAATCTAGCACCTTCTAAACCTAATTGCCCAACTCTTGCACCCGCAGTAGATGCTGTTTGACCAAGTTGTGCACCCATTGTGAAGGGTTGTTGACCTAAGCCCTCAAGAGCTTGAACCTGACCCATAGCAGTCGTGTAAGGAGCATAAGCGGCTTGTTGACCACCATAGTACTGACCCATTGTTTGAGCGCCTGTACCAAGCAATCCCGCACCAAATGCAACCTGTTGTTGACCATATTGTTGAGCATTAGCCGCCAATTGAGCCTCTTGTTGTGCTCTAGCGTTATACAAAGCCTGTAGTTCAGGAGTTGTAGCACCATAAGCACCACCTTGAGCCACAGCCAAACCACCACGACCTTGTTGTTGAAGTCTGTTTTGCAAAGTAGCTAACTCTAACTCTCTGCCTGGTTGCAAGAGAGCCATCTGTTGATTGAGATAGTTCTGAGCAACCGCTTCAGGAGATTGAGCCAAATACTGATTACCAAGACCAAACAACCTTTGAGCACCTGTTTGAAGAGGAGCAAACTGTTGTTGAGCCTGTTCTGCTTGAGTTAAACCTTGCTGAGACAAAGCCATAAACCTGTCTTGTTGGGCTTTGGCTTCAGGGCTTAATGTGTACCCTGCGCTAATTAACTGACCAGTTTTAGGATCGACTTGGAACTGTGAAGTACCAAACCGAGTAGTCATGCCAACAGGTCGGAAAGCCGCAGATGCTTTAGCGGCAGCAGTCTCAGCATCAATACGGGCTTGCGCTCTTTGAGCCGCTTCCCTAGATTCTTGCATCTGAAGCAGATTGCCTGCTGTTCCTAGTCCACCAGAAATCAGATTAGGAATGCTTGTTCTACCACCACCAAGAACACTATTAACAACAGAACCAACACCTGCGTTAGTGAGTGCAGAAGTAACTCCTGCTGGAAGAGTAGATGTCAATGCACCAGCGCCACCTAAAGTAGATGCCACACCACCACCTGCTAAACTAGCCGCCACAGATTCAGCAGTAATTCCACCTGCTGCACCCGTCAAAAGACCACTACCACCAGTTAAAGCCGAAATGGTCGGAATTGTTGCTCCTGTCATTAAAGCATTGGCAAGAGATGTAGCACCCGCAGTGCCACCCGCACCACCAAGAGCTAAGTCTAGTTGAGCAAGTTCAGCCATTGTTAGGCCAGTAGTGCCAACAGTACCTGCAATAGCACCCGCTGTTCCTGCTGATGCCGCAAACTCTGCTGCTGACAAACCTAAACTAGCTGCTTCTGCTGCCGTTAGACCTAATCCTGCGGCTTCTGCGGCCGTGAGTCCCGCTGCACCTGCCGCACCTGCACCACCTAACAAACCTGCGGCATTCAAACCAAAGTAAGCACCACCAAGAATTAAGGCAGGTTTTACCCAACTAGGCACATCAGAACTTGACGCACCAGTTGTATAGAAAAGAGGCTTACCAGAGGCATCAAACTCTACTCGATAGCCTGTGTTACCACTACCAGTAAATGTGCCACCAAAGGCATTACCAGTTTGACGTTCACCATAAGTAGTAGGTACAGGTTGACCAGTTAACTTGTTACCAAAACTTCCATCTGGTAATTGTCCAAATTGGCTAATGTCAGTAATTCCAATTCCAGCCAAAATGTTTGCCATGTCAGCAGCATTAGCTTGTGGCGATCCTTTACCTTCACCTGTCCACTTTTCTGTAGTGCCTTGACCAAGAATCTGCTGAGTCAAGTAACTCTTAGCAATCTCTGGATTAGACGCAAGTGCAGAAGATACTTGTGATGGCGAAACACCAGCCGCTTGCATTGTTTGGTTAACTAATGCAACGTCAGCATTAGGGTTAGCGTTGAACCAACCAAGAATGTCAGCATTCGTTACTGCTGGATTAGAAGGAGCTACAGGAGCAATTGCCGCTTGGAAACGATTAACAACCTCTGCAACAGGAGCGCCAGTTACTTGTGCTAGACGAACAGGAGATACCCCTGCTTCTTGCATTGTTTTAGCGATCAGAGCATCACTTGCATTTGGATTTGCGTTAAACCATCCAAGAATGTCAGCATTGCTTACAGAAGGTGCTGAAGGTGCGGGAGCTGAAGGAGCAGGGCTACTAAGCATTCCCTGTGGAGCAATTGCTTGTGCTACTGGAGGAGGAGGCGCACCCGTAGCCGATTGATACTGAGCAGCACTTACACCAGCCTCTGCCATCGTCTGATTGATAAGTGCAGGACTAGCACCAGGGTTAGCATTCAACCACCCCAAAATATCCGCATTAGTTACAGCCATGATTACTCCTTATTGTGGCGCATCAGGCCATGTAATAGTCCAAGGGAAACCTGTCTGCGTAGTTATATCACGCAAGGCTTGACGATAGGTAGCCCATACTGCTTTGTCAACAGGGGCATCTGCTACTTGTGTCCAATCACAGTCTTTCAGTTTCTCATCCCTTGAAGCACGAACACTCTTAGCCTGTTCAGCATCCTTAGAAGCCTTGTAATTAGCTTCATTCTGAGCCGCAGTAGTGATATTGCCATCAGCATCTTCAGTTTGAAAGAACGATGGGCCTAGATTCCACTTTGTGTACCACTTGCCATCAATCTGTTCTACACCGCCATAGACTGAAGTTTGGTAAACAGTTCCACCAGTAGCTTGTGCGCCTTCAAAGACTACATCAGCACCCAAAGCCTCTAAGACTTCAGTTGTTGTTGTCTCCCATGTTGGGCCGCCATTGGCTTTTGTGTATGCACGAAATTCACTTTCGTACATGACTGCGCCTGATTCACGAATTCTGATTTGCATTATTTGCTCCTACAATTATTTCCATGCCAGCGTAAGTAATTTCCTTTTGAGGCTTCCTTACCACAATGCTCACAAGCAATAGTAGGGAACTTTTTTCCTCTCATAGGGCTAATCTTGCCTTGCATAGGGTTTGGATTGTTTTCCCTATATTCAGCCATCTTGTCATGCCATGATTGAGGTCTTGCTTTACCAATCCTTTTATCTGACATTTTCCTTTTGGTTTCATCACTAGCTTTTAAACCAGTTTTACCTATTGCAATCTTTTGCTTATGTTGCTCAGAAAACTCACGGCCTTTAAAGGCAACACTCATTTTCTTTTTGGTTTCTTCTGACCTTGTAAAGCAACCTAGTTTATTGTTTGGCAAAAATCCACCAGCAGACAGTTTGTGATGGTTAAACAATCTCTCATTGCCCCATACTTCCTCAAGAATAAAACCTTCAAGGTCTTCCAATTTATCTTGAGTTTCTTCCCATACCATTTTGAATTCAAACACTTGCTCACCATGTTTATTCCATGAATGTTGCAAACGCTTGTTAACATGAACACCACGCCTTAATTGTTGTCTGTGGTGCGACAATCTATCTGGAACATCAATAGACCTTCCAAAATAAATGCCGTTACTCACAGTATTCTTGATGTGATAGATTCCGCTTTTCATGTTTAGGCAATCGCCAAAAAGATAAAACTACCGCCATTTTCGTTGATTTCTGAGGGGGCTGTTGAACTAATTTCAAAACCTGCTGAGTAAGTATCAATGTAATCTGTATTGGTAACTTCAGCCGCAGTAGAGTTCAATAAAAGATATGGGTCATTTCCTGACACGATACCCCTTGCACTATCCCAGACGTACCACGAACCTGTACCGCTTGTTTTCTTGATGAGGACGAACCTCGCACCGCCTGTAAAACCACAATTAATTTGCAGTGTTGTTCCTGTACCTGTGTAGCTTCCTACTTTGGAAACACCAGCGCAGGTTGCAAATAGGTAGGCGACCTGAGTAACTCCAGAACCATTAACACCACCACCATCTCCAACAGTAAAAACCGTACTTGTTGGGGAAGTATTGTTCCAAGCAAAAGCATCAGTAGCTGAAGCATCCGTTAATTCTAGTTTTAAATATTTAGTATTTCCCAATGTAGCAGAATAAACAAACCATCCATTTGTGTTATCTCTGTTTTTTGTGATAATTAGTTCAGGCGCAACGCCCAAGTTATGCGTCACAGTCCTTGCAACACCAGTACCCGTATAGCAAACCTCATCAAAGAATGATGGGGCACGTTGGAATACATTGTGAACAACAGTTGCTCCGCTTGTGTTGAAGTTTCCTGTAGCGGCATCAGCATCTACGGTGTAAGTTGTGTTAGTTCTTGCGGTAACAGTAGTCGTAAGCGAAGATTCAGCAAAAGTTCCGTATGGAAATAAAATGTTTCTTGGCCTGCGCAAAAAATCGGAAAACGCGCTACCGTTAGCTACACCTCTAGCTGAACCAATTACCAAATCAGGAACAAATCCGTTAGTAATAGTTGCAGTAGCGCCTGTTCCTGTGCGGGCTATGTTGTAGTACACCTTAGTCCCACTTGTAGGCACTTTCATCGGGCCGCGACGTATGGCTATATAGATGTAAGTGTTTGATGAATTGTTCGTTAAAGTTTGGGAACGCATTGGCGTAAAGCCTGTAGCGTCAAACTGAACATAATCAAAACTAGCTTCAGCCTCTGATTTATTTGCAACCAAACGAGCATCAACAGCACCAACTCCTGTTGTAACACCACGCATATTGTCAAACATAGCCCAATCTTGCGAAGCGTCATTTGACGACTTAATCAGAACCCATTGAGGCTCATAACCAAGATTTTGTAATACACCTGTATCCGAACTATTCCCCGTATAAGACCCACACGAAATCACATTGTCTGTACCCGCAAGGCCAAAGCCTCCTGCGTTGTGGGCGAATAGGTAGGCAACGTAGGTGCGTCCAGATACGTTGGTTGTTTCCCCGCCTTTAACTGTAAATACAGTAGAGGTTGGCGCTGTGTTGTCCCATTGCGGCTGACCAGAAGCAGCGTCAGTTGTGCTCAGGCGCAAAACTTGAGTTGGGCCAAGGCTTTGGTGATAAACATCCCAAGCAGAAGCTGCGTTCAAACCCTTAACGATCATGCAACCCGGAACCGAGCCAAGGTTATGGGGGACAGTCATTGTTGTTCCCGTCCCCGTATAAGTCACAACATCAAAGAACTTTGGTTGCGATATCCATTGCCAGTCTACATACGTTGCACCGCTATTGTTGTAGTCTGTGTTTGTGCCAATGGTGTAGCCAGTAGCACTAAAAGCCGTCAAGCCTTGACTGTCTGTAGCTTCTGCGCCTGTAGTGTTGCTACTTAATGCTTTTGTCGCACCACGAACATTGTCTGTTAATTTATGGTTTGTTGCGGCAGAACGTGATTTTGTCCATACCAAAGTTTCTTTAGTAGAACCATCTAAACCTGTTGTTACAGTGGCAGATGCACCTGTACCTGTCCGCAAATAAGACTGAAAGAAATCTTCTATGTAATTAACTTTGGCAACAGTACCGCCTCCAAATGCATCGTAGCTTGCTGCTCCACTAGTCGATTGTAAAGGCATTGTTATTCCTTGCTCTTGCAGTTGTTCATGTGCCACTTAGCTAAGTTACCGCCACTTGCCATTATTCCGCAATGTGGGCATTGTTCTTTACGCTTTGGCTTACGCATATTGATTGTTGTTGATTTTTTTACGCCAGTTGTTCCAGCAATAATAGCTTGTCTGCGTTGCTCAGTACATGGGTTGCTTTTGCCTTTGAGTGAGTTGCTGATACGTTGTTTTTGTTCCGCAGTCCACTTATGTCTAGTTTTGGCAAGTGTTTCTGCGGTATGTTTATAACCTTCAGTTCCATCGCCACCATCAGTCAAGTTTGTTAAATCAATACCAAACTCACGCATCTCAGCAATTAAGAAACATTCAAGTTCTTTAGCTTTCTCATGGCTTACATTTTCTTCAACCTTACGCACAACAATGCCTAAACCAAGACTTTGAATCTTACGAATCTTGTTCAGCTTATATGTTGGCTTGTCAGAATTCTTAGCTTCCCAAGCATGAAAATGGCAACGTCTACCCACACCCTTACCAACGTAAAAGGGCATCCCATTTCTAGGGTCAGTCAGCGTGTAAACGTAGGCGGTGTTCATCATGCCTTAAATTGTGTGTTGCTTGCCAAGACTGTGAAAGTCGCACTACCTGTTTTGATTACGAGGTAGCGGTAACTGTCTATTCCACTAGCATTACCCGCAGTAGGCGCACCACCTAACCAACGAGTTGTAACTCCAGATGTAGTGCCATCAACTTGCACAGCAGAGTTGTAGTAAGCAGTAGAGCCTTGAGTCACCAAGAAAGCCACAGTCATTGATTGACCTGTACTCATCAAAGTATTCAATGAAGTACCGCTAGAGCCTCTGAAGTTAACTGTCCAGTTACCACTTGCGTTACTTGTGTAGTACAAGACTGACTGAGTGGTAATGTCGTAGTTAATAGTTCCTGTAGCTGCTGTTGCTGAGACTGTTGCTACCTCTGCTGCATCGTTTAGAACAATTGCTTGAGCAGATGAAGTGCCTGAGAATGTCTGTGTGCCAGTAAAGGTGTTGGCAACATTGACAACAGGAATATTAGCCCCTGCCAGAGTAGATGCACCCGTACCACCATTCCCAATAGGTAAAGTTCCTGTAACACCAGTAGACAAAGGAAGTCCACTAGCATTAGTCAAAGTACCACTAGCAGGTGTTCCCAACACGGGATCAGTCATTATTGGTGCAGTTAAGGTCTTGTTTGTCAGGGTTTCAGTACCTGTCAAAGTAGCGAAACCAGAGGCAGTAAATGCCGCTTGAGTCCAAGCCGATCCTGTCCACACATAAAGAGTGTTTACTGTTGTATTCCAGTACAAAGCACCTGTCAACAGAGCATTACCATCGTTATCTACAGAAGGAGCAGAAGACTTAGAACCTAAGTATCTGTCATCAAAAGCATCATAGGAGGCCGCTGCATTAGTTTCACTGGTAGCCGCATTGCTTGCACTTGTAGAAGCGTTAGAAGCACTTGTTGCCGCATTGGAAGCGGAGGTAGCCGCATTAGAAGCTGAAGTAGCCGCCGCAGTAGTCGAGCCAAAGATCGAATCTATCTCAGTTTTGGTATAAGCATTTGTAATGTTGTAACCAGCAATAGTTGTTGGATTCGTTCCTGCCGTAGCACGACCATAAGCATCAAAAGTAACAGATTGATACGTACCAGGCGTGACACCCGAAGTAGCCAAGTCAATCTCATCTGCCCCTACAACAATTCGTGCGCTTGATGCAGTATTTACATTGAGGGTGTTACCCGTCTTGCTCATGCCAGTACCAGCAGTAACCTGACCTGCACCAGAGAACTGAGCAAAAGTTACAGATGTGCTTCCCAATGTCCCACCTGCTGTAATGGTAGAGATATACCCATTATTAGCCTGAGTCGTACCACTCTCAACAAAGGTAAAAGCCGCTACCAACTCATCCCATGTATCAGCATCTGTTGTGCGAGTCCATGAGCCTGTTGCACACAAGTAAATACCATTCTGTGAGGCAGTAGACTGATCCTTAACCAAAACTCGGTTGCCAGAAACAACAGATATGCCATCAATCGTTTGTGCGCCAGACAAGGTAATGTTTGCAGTTGTAGCTACAACCACAGAAGCCTTAGCATCAATACCTTGGGCAAGAGCATCCACATAACCCTTGGTAGCCGCATCAGAATCGTTTGTGGGACTCGCTAGACCAGTAATGGTTGCCGATGTACCGCTATCCATGTCCAATGAGCCAGAGATGGTCACATTGTTGAATGTAGAAGTACCAGAAGCCGCAGTTACATTGCCCGTCAGATTGCCAGTTACGTTACCTGTGACATTCCCTGTTAGATCACCAGTTACGTTACCTGTGACGTTACCAGTTACTGCACCTGTCAATGGGCCACTAAAGCCAGTATTAGCGGTGATGTTCGTACCAGTAATGGCAAGTGGAGATGAACCACCGATAACCGCACCATTGATAGTTCCCGCACTGATAGCAGCAGAAGCAATCGTAGCCGCTGTGCTGACAGTTAAGTTAGTAAAAGTTCCCGCTGCCGCAGTAGTTCCACCAATCACCGCACCATTTATCGTACCCCCAGTAATGGTGGCAGAAGCGTTATCTGTTTTTGTAGAGACCGCAGTAGCAATGTTGTTGAACTCTGTATCAATTTCAGTACCCTTAACAATCTTCAAAGGATTGCCAGGCGACAGATTGTCTTTTGATGCAAAGTTGGTACTTTTTGTATAATTTGACATGGTTTATCCTATCTTGCCTTCTTTGGCTTGAATTTCAATCTTCTGTAGAGACAACTGAGTCCCATTGATGGTTGCCTCATAGCCCGTTTGAACAATCTTACCTGCACTTGAAGCATTGCTTGTCAAGGCTTTAATTGGAATACCGCTTGTGAAATCAGCAACATTGTATTCACCAATGCCATACTCGTAACTAACTTGAGTCGGAATAAAGACATTTTCTGACTGATAAGCACCTGAGTAATCAAAACCCCACTTGATTGTCAAGAACTGGTTAGAACCACCAATTACCACGGCAGTAATAGACTTCAGAATAGAAATCTGATTAGGGTTTCCTAAGTCAGCATTGTTTGTGTAATACAAGAATCGGTAAGAAAAAGTATCATCAAGATACCCACCATACTTACCAATATATCCATTTTTGCCAATGTACAAGTCTCCATTACGCAAAGACTTCAAAGATGTTGGAGAGATTGAATCCCACTTGGTTACACGAGATGCCCCATCTTGGAGACTCTGCTTTGTGTCGAAACAGTAAACTTGCAAAGTAGCAGGTAGAACCAAAAGATAAAAAGCGTTCTTCTCTGAGTAAACAGACTTGATATTTGCCAGCACCTCTCCCGCTAAAGAAGATTCGAGATCAAAACGAACATTCTTAGAAAGGTCTCGCAAAGGAGCAGACTTCTCTTGAATAGTCCTCATTAACGAGCGAACACCTGAGTCTGACAAGAATACAACGTCAGAGCCAATACTTTGAATCGTATCCCTTGCGATACACCCAATAGAGCCTACTGTGTCGCTCAGAACGAGAGATGCTGGTGTAGAAGCACCAGAGTAAACAAGAATCTGCTTCTTGCCAAAGATGAACAAGAAATCATTGTGAGCTGCCAAGCCCATGACTTCATCAGCACCATTAGGCCAAACACGGGAAACATCTAATGTTCCTGAAGTGCCACCACCCCATACATGACCTGCAATCAGATCAGAGAAGCTAATAGTTACTTTGTCCGAAGCAGTATTAGCTACCCACAGACGACCAAATGCTGAGATAGCGATGTTGGCTTGAGGAACTGTAGCTACATAACCAGACTTCTCTGACACTCTGCGATAAGTAGAAGTACTTACTGCGGGGTCATAAATCAGTGGATCGTGACCAGTTTGGAAGAAGTAAGCAATACCATTCAAAGAGGCACATTGCCAGTTAGATGCCGTAATAGTAGGGGCTGAACCACCACCACCATAGGTCAACTCCGTCACCGCATTAGCCGCACCAAGTTTGAATATCTTGTTGTTTCCTGCAAACAGAACTGTCAAAGTCCCATCATTCTGAACTAACTCATGGATGACACCTACATCATTAGCGCCTAGATCACCAGAGGAAGGATTAACCCTTGTCCAACCCTTTCTAGCACCAATACGACCATACTGATCCAAGATGCAATTAGTTGCAATCAAAGCAAAGCCAGCCCCTAAATCAAGGGGAGAATCTTCAGTATTCAGGCCATAGAAGCCTGGTGCTGAGAGACTATAACTTTGGAGTTGAGATGCCATTAGACCGCCACAAAGTTGTCTTCAGGATAACGAGTGGACTCCAACGCAATCGCATCAGAGAGCATTCCTCTAAACAAGGCATAAGCCTCGGCAGAGTTTGTTCCACCATCTTCACCACGCTCAATCAAAGCACGAGCATACGCACTCTGAGCAACCAAATAGTCCAAAACCTTGACAGATGTGCCATCATCAGACAAAGCCGCCTGTGGGATGGTCAGGTCAAACAACAAAGTGAAAGCACCAGAAGGAACTGGAAACAGGTCTACTTTGGTGTCTCCACTGGCATCTACACCGCTAAAACAGAACTCTGAAGGAATAGACTGAGAGGGCGCACCAAGGTTTAGCTTGCGGTTCATGTCCACAAACTCAATGTTTCGCAAACCAATCAAACTTGTTGTGTTGATTGCATCATTGATACGGAACTTCTGTCCCGCACCTGTCAAAGCATAGGAACTTGTACCACTAGTAGTCGTTACTGTAATTGTTTGAGCCAAGACGTTCCATGAATAAGAGTCTTCAATCTGACGCTTTGCATCATTGACAAACTTGCCAATCAAAGAGGAATAGGATGTTTCGCCAACAGTCGTTACTGTGCTTTCACGCAATCGAACCAATACATCGTTAACAAGTTCTAAGTAGGTCATGTTCGTTGCGCTCCTTGAACCTCAAATGTAGCAATAAAACTGAATGAACTAGCCGCTTCAGTAGTAATTTGTAATTTATCGCCCTCTTCAAACACGATATAAGCCCCGCCATCAAATTGCAGGTATGTTTTTGAAGCTAAGGTATATTCTGTAAGAATATCCAACGTAGCAGCAGTGCTTGCGTCATACCATTGGACTGTGATGTGTTTTGTATTTCCACCAGTATTGTGGATGTACATGACAGTAAATTTGGCGTAGTAACCCGTAGGTACTGTGTAAACAGTAGTCAGCGTAGCGGCTGTGGGGTTAACTCCGACAGATACAGGTCTCATTTATTCCTCTTAGAGATCGCTTTAGCCTTTGCTTTAGCGTCTTCCTTGGACGTTGCGCCCCAAGCTCTAAGAGATAATAGGAGTCGGGTAGGCTTCCCATCTTTCATCTCGGCGCCAGGCATATTGCCCATTCGTGCTAAAAAGGATGCCCTACGAGGGTTATCTCCCGACTTTACTGGTGGTTTTAAATTACCACCCGTTTCTGCATTATACGATGCTCTCCCCTTGGCATTCAAGCCCCCTTTGGGGTTTTTTCCTTCTTTTGTTTGCCAAGCAGAAGATTTCATTTCTTCTTCCTCTTAGACTCTGAAATAGCAATAGCAATGGCTTGTTTAGGATTCTTCACCACAGGGCCTTTTTTGCCAGAGTGGAGAGTTCCTTCCTTAAACTCACGCATTACTTTCCTAATCTTGGTGGCGGGTTTCATTTGCCACGACCTGCTTTTTTCATCATGTTAGTAGCAGTACGACCACCACGAGTAGGCATAGCTTTAGGCTTACCAATAGCAATCATTACAGTAATAGGCATAGATTTCTTCTTGCCATACTCTTTGGCTTCTTTCTCGCCTTTTTCTGTGTATGGGAATTTCTTGTTTCCAACTTGAGGCATATAAATCCTTATCGAACTAGCTTGGTTGCAATGAAAGAAATGATGCCACCAACAACGGAGGCTATCGCCATTCCGACAAAGAAGCCACCTTTGGACTTATTTGCCATCTCTAAAAGCGTTTTAATATCTTGGCGAAGTGCATGGACTTCTGCTTGTAAAGCCTCAACTTGGGCTTCTAACTTGCCAAATTCTCGTGGATCAATCTCAGACATTTGATTTCCTTGGACGATTCATCTTTTTAACAGGTACTGGAGGTTGCAAGACTATTTGCTTATCAGAAGTTTCTTCTTCAACTTCATCAATTCTGACGTAACCTTGATGACCTTTCATCGAATCAATATCGTGTTGATAGGTAAAAGTGACTGTCTGTCCACTTGTTAAACATCTAAAGGTTGCCATAAGAACTCCATTAAAAAGGGGGTTATTAGCCCCCTTTTATTAGACCATGCGAGCTACAACAATACGAAGTGTTGCAGATGCCAAGTCAGCGGTTGAACCAGATTCATTCTGAATACGGAACTTGACTGTGTTTGCGGCAGAAACATAACCTGTTACTGTCAAACCAACCAAATCCACACCCAAAGATGCACCGATAACCATGTCGCCTAAAGCTACACCAGGGATTGTTACATCGTCTGTCTCGCCAGCGCCATCAACCAATGAACCTGCGTCCAAAGTTGCACGTACAGCCCATGTGTCGCTAAACAAACCACGGAACTGGTCATTACCCCTACGGGATACTACTGCTGAAGCGGTTGCCATAATAAATTCCTCCTAGATTAGAAAAAATCCCCCCACCCGTGAAGATGAGGGGAAAGTGGCAACTATTAGGCTGGAACTGCTAACGCAAATGCGCTAGAAGACAAAGCTGCACCAGTTGTAGCGGCAGTACGCATGGCTTTCACACCATACAGAGTGTCCGATGTAAACAAAGTAGCAAGGTAATCTTGCTTGTACTGAGTCTGTGAACGGATACCAACTTGCTCAACCAAAACCATAGAGTCCTTGTGACCCATCAAGCAAATACGATCAGTTGCAGAGTTACCAGCACCAGTATCAGCATTGCTTGTTGTAAACACGGGGATACCATACAGTTGACCGATTTCACCAGTACGGATTGCATTGCCATTGCCCACAAAAGCCTGCTCGGTGTAACGGGACAGACCCATCAATGTGTTGCGGCTTGAGGGAGGAATAACAAAGAAGCGACCATCCATAGGAGTGTCATTGTCGTCCAAACGCTGAATGGTGCGACGGATAGCAGCATCAGTCAATGCGGCTGCATTGGAAGATGTGCTGTTGTAAGCAGTAGTACCATCAGAACCAATGAAGGCCTTGGTAGTAGTGTTGCTTGTTGCGTAGTCGTTAGTACCGACAGTAGCACCATTGAATGCACGACCCAACTGGATCAAGCTAGTGTCTACTTGCTTGGCAAGCGCATAGCCTGCATCAGCAGTGTAGAACTGGCGCAAGCTGTTCAAGGCTTGTGCTTCAACGATGTCCTCAATGAAACGTGAGTATTCAAAGTGTTGGTTAATGTTAACCAGAACTTCTGTCTCAGTATCTGCAATCAGTGTGACGGCAGTAGAGGCGGCTTTTGCAGAAGCTGAACCACGGGTAGGAGCGGGAATGTGAACAGTGTCACCTTTCTTGCCCTTGAAGTTCATCTTCATTACGATGTTAGCCAGAACAAGGTTTTTCTTGTAAGCGGCTACGATTTCATCACTCCAAATTTCTGGAATGAACGTTGCTGCGGTGGTTGTGGTTACCGCTGGTGTTGGATATGCCATGATTAAATCTCCTAAAACAAATTTTAACGAACCCGTTTCTCTATGTACGCTTGCATGATTTCATCACTTAGCGCTGCATAACGATCTGGGTCTCTCAACTGAAGCTGAATAAGGTCTGCCCTTCGGTATACCTTCTTTGATGATTCACCAGAACCACCTACATCTACACCTACTGCTTTTAAGTTCTGTTTGCGAGTTACCTCACCCTCATCACTTACTTGCTTCTGTTTAACAGTTCGTAGCTGCTTATAGGTCGATAGCAATTCATTGGCAGAGTCAAAATCATATCCCGCATCGGCTTGCTCAAAGATTTTAATGCGAACAGGGCTAGACTTCACCCAGTTTGCAAAGTCCTGATCTCTGGCAATTTCACCAAAGTCGGGATGCTCTTGCGCTAACCTCTGCTGAATTTGCGCCTTTTTCATCTCAAGAGTCGCCATGCGAGCCGCTTGGATGTCGGGGTGATTATCAACAGTCCTCTGAATTGCCTTCTGTGGATTCTCAAAGAAATCTACTTCAGGCTCTTCCTGTCTAGTCTGTTGTCGTGAACCAAGGTTCTGTTTGATGAGTTCATCGGCTAGCTTTCTGACCTCGCCTACTTCTTGTGCTTGCTTTCCAATGAGCTTTTCAGCCTCTTGGTGCATCTTCACAATCTCGTCTAAACTTTTATCCCTGTATTTCTCAGGAAGTTCAGGCTTCTGCTCGATCTTCTGCTCTTCGATCTCTAACTCGCCCAACTCTTCTTTGTCATCATCAATCAACATACTTCTTTCCTTTTCCTGCCGTCAATCGGTTGTAGGAGATTCAACTCGGCATAATTGCTTATGAGTTGATTTTGCGTTCAGCCTTTAACTTATCCAAATGGCTTTTCTCGAACTTCCCATGCGATGATGGAAACGCTCCAGACCACCCTTCTAACTTAAAAGCTGGCGCTGAGAGAATGCGATGAGAATCCTCACCACACTCACACTTCAGACTTGTTGTCTCATAAACAACAAATCTATCTGTCTTATGCCCGTTTATACAGGCAAATTCATACATTCTTCTCATTTAAGTCCTCAAATGCTCTTTCGCTGACTTGTTTCAAGTTTTTCAGCCAAATAAGTATAGATAACTCACCTTTTCTGAATTGTAGACTTTTTTCATCTGCAATCGTTGAAATATTATTCAAAGGTTCTATCATTTTGTCAACATCCTCCATCAAATCTATCCAACCTTGTGTGGACATTGTGGAGAATCTCTCTTCGTAGTACTTTTGAAGTTCTGGGTTCATTGTCTAGTCATCTGTTTTTCAACAATCTTAGCCTTGTTCTGAATATCTGCTTCTTTTAGCATCAATTCAGCAACCTTGACCCGCTTATCAAACTCTCGTGAAGCCAAAGCGTCGTCTGTAGGGAGGTTCTTGGTGTTAGCCGCCATACTCTTTGCTTGCAACTCAATAGGCATCAACTGAGCCTCGGTCAATAACTTCTGAGCCTCTGCTTTATTCTGCTCTGCTTGAGTCGTTTGGACGGCAATCTGAGCTTGAGCCAGTTGCATAGCCAATTGTTGTTGCATCTGAGCCGCTTGTTGGGCTTGTGGATCAGCAACAGCCATCTTGTCAAGCATCTCAATCAATTCAAATCTGTTTGACAGAGAAGAATTAGCCATGATTCCCTTCAAAATGATAGGCAAAACAGGTGTATTCGGGCCAAGAGTCTGGAGTAGAGCAATGAACTGTTGTTGCTCATGCTCTCTAGCAATGATTCCAAGCGCTGCCGTGGGGATAAACTTCATGTCCACAGTAGGATAACGCTCGGGATCAAACTGCATATAGCGGTAGGCGGCTTTGGTGATGAAGGGGATCATAAAATCCTCTTGGAAGTTCACCAAGGTACGCTTGTATTTCTTGATAATCGAGGCAGTAGCCATCGAAATACCGCCCTGACCAGCATCTCTGGAGACC